GTTCTTTCTTGAATAAATCGAATCCAAGATCTATGGTGACATCTATCGTGTCTCCATCTATCACTCGGTTGATCTTTGTAACTCGGAAATTGTAACAACTCTTCCGACTTGGGGGGTTCAGTTTTCCCATCTTCAAATTCTTCAAGTGTATTATTTAGCATCTCCTGTACAGGAGTTCTATCCTGTTCCGACTGATGATTCCTTATCTGCTGAATCAATGTGTTCGGATTGAGTGGTGATGTGACTAGTAGTAATGGGGTTAGGATTCCATTCATCATATTTAAAGACCCAGTAAATAACATATCCCACTGCAAGCAGTAGGATACCTATCATAATATTTATTGACCAAACAACTTCAGACATTAGTAGTGATCTCCCAGCCCTTCAACTGGTTCAGGTTTCCAACCCTTACCATAGTATTTCTCTAACATATTGAGATGTGGAGCACGAGCAATCTGCTCTTCTGTTGGTGGATTGGACTTAGGTGGTTCAGGTGGAAACATTTCCAATTGTATTTCTGGTATAGAAAAGGTGTCTCCACTCTTTCTATGATGACACCAATAAAATGTACCGTCTGGTTTTTTAAATAAATGGTCTGCCTCGTGTGGACTAATCAGAACCATCTGAACTATCTTGTCTCCTTTTTCAATCACGTTGCCTCCAGTCGTCAGACCTTTCATTGTGGAACCAGTCTACCACATCTTGTGGATCACCGAAACCCCTTCGATGTTGAGTTGAATCGGGGTCTCCAATGTTCAACTCATTCAGAAAAGAATCTGTAGGATCCATTGCCATTCTTCTTGCTGTATTCAGCATACCCCTAGCAGCAGTATTTGCCTTTGCTAGTTTGTTTGCCCAGATCATATCATCTAGACTAACCTCTGTTCCAGCAGCAATGTCTTTACATATTGCTTCTAGACGCAGACGATATTGCGTTGATAACATAAAGTATCCTTATTACTATTATTATTTAAGCATATGCTTGTGCCGCCAGCCAAAATGATAATCCTAAAGAAGTTCCCATGATGGTGAGACGGCTCATCCACCACATAATTTCGTCTTTATTTTTTGTAAGTGTAGTCATGACTAATGTCCCATTGGAATTCCAGAAGCCATGAGTTCGTATTGTTTATCTGTGTCGGACAAAACCTTCAAACAATAGTCAATAAAATGAGGATGCTCCTTTAAATAGGAGACATCCTCTTTTGAGTGTTCGATTGCATCATATGCACTTTCGGCATATTCGCAGATTTCATGAGTCCTTAGCTCCGTGTCGTGGTAGCCTACGGTATAGTGAGTCATTTGCTTATAGCACAGTACCCTTGTTCACATAGAGTTTCCAACTTATGAATGATATGTTCATATTCCTCAACCATATACTCAGAACCAGACTGGTCTTGGTATCGTTTACAGGCTGTGATTATACGAGATACATCTCCTTCGTTAAGTCTCATACTCATAATGATATCTAATACTAATTATAAGTATAACTTACTAGAAGTCAATCTATGTTAGGTTAAGCAGACACTGCACTATTACTGAGATCGTACCTCTGATAGGCAGCAGGTGTACGTGTGCTATTATCTACAGTCCTGGCTTGAAAAGTACCTGGTGTTCTTGTAGAATTATTAACAGATCTTGCTTGAAAATCTGCATTCCAATTCTTAAATGTTTTAGTACTCCATCCTTCATTACCTGAGAACCAGTTAACTGTGCTGCTACCTGGTTGAGAACCTACTGGATTACAATCAACATCATTCCTTTGATAAGACATTTATTTTTAATCAACTTCTATTATATCTAGTTTTTTAACTAAGTTCATAGCAGCAACAGTTCTAGAACTTGTAGTATGTGGAACTCTATGCTTTAAAAATCCTGGCCATATAACCATCAAACCGTTTTCTGGTTGAACTGTTAACTCATCTTCAAATACAATAGGTGCTGAATTTTCATCAACATCAATATAATAAGTCACTGCCCAATCATTAGGGTAGTGATGATGGTTCCTAGCATAATTACCTTCATCAAATTGTGCTACCCAAAATGCAGAAGGTAAATATTTTTCATCCAATTTTTCATCTTGTTGAAAGTAACTTCTACTAACAACTGTTGCTAACTCACATGCTTGATCTATCAAAAAATTAAATCTATCTTCATTGATATGAGTATCATAAGAACTTCTCCATGCTCTCAAATTAGTATGGGTCTCTTTTTCTGGATACTTATCTCTATATTCTTTAACCAGATCTAGTAAATGTTTATTGAGATTTTCGTGGTCATCTACTATCACTTTGAAAACAGGAAGACTCCTGTTAACAGACATCATATTAATTTTAGGCATTTACCGTTTACCACCATTCATTTGTTTTAACATTTTTTGTAGTTCTGATGTGCTACCTACAAACATAGCATTATTAGTAACCTTACTTGGACCTTTCTTCTCTTCATCTAGATCCTTAACTTTCTTCTGCAAATCCATAAGCTTATCAGTCATGTCTGCTACCTGCTTCATGGCGTTTGTAGCGACCTCATATGCTCTTGGATGCCCTGACTCCTGTGCGACCTCTAACGCCCCCTGAACCGCTTCCTGACCCTGATCTATGAGTCTATATAATTCCCCACGGGTATACTCATAGTCCTTATCCTTGTCTTCGGAAACATCTCTGATTTGATCCTTGCGTTTAGCACAACCACCTTCAGGTGTTGTGGATACTTCAACATCGAAGATCTCTTCCATGTTCTTTTCAAATATTTCGTCACTCATAATATTGTAAACCCACTATTGAATCCGAAATCATCATCAGGTGTTACTAGTATATCATCATTAGCATCAACCTGTCCATCTAGATTCTTATCAACCTTTGCTTTAGGTGTGTATTCTAACTTTGCAGCACGTCTTCCGACTGCCTTAGTACCAAGAGTCTCGTATACAGTTGCCTTACGAATAATATCAGACTTGTTGTAAGGACCATATAGGTAAGACTTAGCACTGAATGATAATGTATAAACTACTAACCTACGTTCTAAGAAGCTATCATCCCACTCATCCTCCATGTTAATACCATCAAGAGTAATAGCAACGTCTCTCTTCTCACTCATATCAGGAATCATATTGATTGTGATATTAAATGTTGGTTGGAAGAATGGTAATATCTGTTCTAGTATTTGAAGTCCTGTGTCTTGATCCTTTGCTAATATACCAAGTTCAAAGTTAATTGTATATGGTACAGGCACATACTGAACTCTTACTTCATTAGCATTCTCTGCAACAACTGTCTTGTACTTTTGTATAGGACTCGTTTTTCTTGCTTGATCATATTGTATCCCAGTCATCTCGAAATACATTCGAGGCATGGTAATAGCAACCTTCTGGGTAGAAGGGTTCTCAAATAAACGATAAAGAAACTTTTGCTTCGGACCATAAGCCAAAGCAACCTTCTCTGCTTCGATTACTTCTCCTGCGTTTTTCTTCTTTATCTCTAAGTTATTAAAAAGAGTACCGAAACCAATAACTGTTCTTCGTATTGTTTCGTTATAAAAATGTGTTCCTAACATTAGAAGCTACCTGTAAAATTACCATATTCTCCAAACGGATTTGTCTCACCCCAGTCAAGGATATCATCCCCTCCTGTCTCAAGCTGTTTATTCTGGTCGTAGTCAGAATTAGGATTATCTAGAGTTGTAAAGGATCCTAAAGTATATAGGGCATTAGAATCTACCCCTCTAATTAGGTCACCATCTAAGAAGTCACCTGTTTTATTCATCATATTTAAGGTTAGTGTTGAACCATTCCAACCAGATACCTCACCTATTACATTTGTGGATAGATCAAACAACTGTGCTCTAGTACCACTAGTTGTTGTGGTCTCATATGCATTGATAACATATCTGCTATTAGCAGCGTCATAGTAGAACTCACCCTTAGTTGTTGTTGGAGTCTCACCAGTATATGTGTAACGATACTTCAACCTAAGATCTTCAAACTTCCAGAAGAAATATTTAACTAGAGTTGTTGTAGCAAAGTTTGGATCAAAACTAGCAGCATGTTCTACAAATATCTGACCATCTCCTTGTGCTGCCCAAATTCTATCACCACCTTGATTCTGGAAATTTCCACCAACAATATATTCTTGTGCTTGGAAATCAACAGATAGTTCTGGTGGTGCAACTGTTATTGTAGGTGGACTAGTATATCCACTACCAGAATTAACTATAGTAAAGGCATTAACAGAACCATTTAATACTGTACATGTAGCAGTAGCAGGTACATCTCCTCCAGCAACATCAGGTGGATCTGATATTGTAATCAAAGGTGCAGTCTTATATCCACTACCACCAGCAGTGATGGTCATGTTATCTAGAGTACCACCAACTATAGAACCAGTCATAGTTGCAGTAACTCTTGGTGCAGACAACTCCAGAGATGTAACAAATGTTTGCTGTGCTTCGATAGCATCGATTTCTTTGATACCAGTATCAAACTCATCAGAACCCTGCTCGTAGATCTCAGCAGTAATCTCAAAGTAGTATAGACTTCCTAACTGATAGAAAGGTAACTCTCTTTCTACAAACTTGATTTCATATGCGTTACCAGTTAAAGGATAATATATCAAGTCTCCTTCATTAGGTCTCTGCTCAATAGTAAGACCCAGTGATGGAACCAATGACTGTTGCCATCTCCTTCTAGAGAGAACAAACTTAATTTCATCAGTAATCCTTACACCAAACTGACTGATAAATTCTGAAGGTGATCCAAATCCCTCAACATTGATGAATAGCATCTCAATCATGTATGCTTGGTTATACTCTGAATGTATTACCTCACCGAGAGTCTTATCCCTAAGCATTGTCCTAGGAATGTAATAGACATCAGTACCATACAACTTGATCTGTTCATCAACCAAGTCCTGTACAAGATTTTGTTCGGTGAGAGCACCACCGTGTTGGGGGAAATATACCTTCTTCATCCTATCATATCCATAGGTGGTAACTCATATGTGCTGCTAGAATCAGCCATCATTTGATCTATTTCTTGCTGACCTTCTCTATACATCTTCTCACCATTAAGTTGAACACCACCAGGAAGTTGTACTCCTTGGAACTTGATTAAGTTCTGACCCCACTGCCTCTTAATAAGTGCAGTAGCATACTTCTTAAGAAAGAAGTCATCCCAAACTTGTGTATATGCTGATGGATCCAATGCTCTATGACAGTCTATAAGAAGAAACTGATCCTTAACAACTCTATTTACATCAATATCAATATACAGTCTGTCTGCTCTGGTATTAAATCTATACTCAACCAAAGCTCCTGTATTGATAATCATATCAATAGTCTCGAAGTGTTGCTTAACCATGTAGTAGTTAACCAAGTCAACACCACCAAAAGCAAGACCTGTTCCTGAAGTATAGGAAAACAAGTCCATCAAATAATACTGGTTGTTTAGTCCAAACAAACTGTTACGAACAAAGTTTGAACTAATACCATAAACCTTAGAGATACCAAAGATGTGTTCTGGTATCTCTAAAAAGTTTTTTCTATTCTCCCAACCTGCTGC